GCGGACGCATTCCCTTGGGAAGGTGCCGCCGACATGGAGAGTCATGTTATTGATGAGCGCGTGACCCAGCTGGTTTCTTTGTTCATTTCCTCGATGAAGCGTGCCAACGTCCGAGCCTTCCCCGTAGAGGCAGGAGACATGGCTCGTTCTAGAGTGGTTTCTAATTTCATGAAGTGGATGGTATCGTCGGGCTACATTCCACGCTTTGCGCGTGAGATGGAGCTAGGAGCTAACTACTTCTTAGAGCGCGGCATCCTTATTACATACGTAGGCTGGCACCGAGAGGATCGCCGCTTCCTACAAAAACTAGACCTAAATCAAATTGCCCAGATGTCTCCCGAACTTGCGGAAATGGTCTTAAATGGCGAAAATGATGATGAGCTGGTTGAACTACTTCGGGCTACATTTGACGGCGTTACAGCCAAGAAGGCCAAGCGTGCAATCAAAGAACTACGAAAAAGTGGTGCAGCAGAACTACCAGTTGTCCGCCGTCAAGTGGATGCCCCTGAAGTTAAGACCCTAGCTCCCGACGGGGACTTCATGTTTCCTCCTTATGTCACGGATCCACAGCGTGCACCATACTGCTTTTGGAGAACCTACTATACAGCGCAGGAGCTAGAAAACAAGATTGTAACTGATGGCTGGGACGAGGACTTTGTAAACCACGTCATTGATAAATACCGTGGCGTCAACATTGATAGCATTGAGCGTGAGCAGGAAGGTCGTCGATCTACAAGCCTCACCGACAACGCTTACGAGGCCAATGAGCTGATTGAGCTAGTCCATGTATACCAACGCCTCATTGATCCAGAGGACGGCTCTGAGGGCATCTACGAGACCGTAATACACAAAGACTTTGACGGAGATGATGGTTTAGGCATTCCATCCTACGCGAAGTTTGAGTTGATGAATGGCTACGAAGACTACCCCGTAGTTGTTACCAAGCTATCCGAGGACTCCAAGCGTCTTTATGACGCACAAACCATCCCTGACATTCTCCGTGGCATACAGCATCAAGTTAAGATTGAGCGTGATTCACGCATTGATCGCAACAGCATTGCCACCCTTCCTCCGATTATGCACCCAGTGGGCAATAGTCCCAAGGACTGGGGTCCTGGTCGGATGATTCCGTATCGTCGTAAAGGCGAGTTTGAGTTTGGCCCAACCCCTGCCTACAACGGTGGCTCTGTTGAGATGGAGCAAACCATGGAGCGTCAGGCTGATGCAATGGTTGGTTTGGACATGGACGACCCAATGAGCCAACTACGCAGGCAGTTCCTCGTAGACAAGTTCCTTGAGCATTGCGCTGAGGTTCTACGTTTGGCTTATCGGTGCTTCCAGCGTTTTGGGCCAGACAGTATTTTCTTCCGTGTCACTGGAAGTCCTGATCCACAGCAGTTCGATAAGGGCAACCCAGACGAAAACTTCGACATCCTAATTAGCTATGACGTTCTCAACACTGACCCAGATGCTCAAGAAAAGAAGCTTAACCAGCTTGTCTCGCTTACGCAGTTGGACAGAAACGGTCGTATCAGTATCGACCGCCTACTTGAAATCGCTGCTGCTAGCATTGATCCTGTTCTTGCGGACGCGGTTATGCAGCCTGGAGACCAAGCTCAAGAGCAAGTGGTCAAGCAAGTAACGGACGACCTAGCTAAGATCTTTGCAGGTATTGAAATGCCAGCACGTCCTAATGGTGCTCAGGTAGCCCTACAGGTCATCCAGCAATACGCTAGCCAGCCAGACGTAGCACAACGCGCACAGGGTGATGAAGCCTTTGCTGGACGCTTACAGAAGTATGCGGGCCAATACACGTTCCAGCTACAGCAAGCACAGAACGCACAGATTGGTCGTGTAGGCACAGCCCCCGCACAGATGGGCGAAGTTCAAACTCAAAACATACAGCAGTAATACATGGAAGACGACATTAAAGCCCTCAGTAATCACGAGACATTTGCACGCTTCATTCAGTCCATCGAGGCTGCACGAGAAGAAGCAATCGGTGATATAGGAGCCGCTAGCACAGAGCATATACAACAGCTTGCTGGCCGCATCGTAGCTTATGACGACATCCTCAAGATGGTGAACTGGGAGGCGTTACGCATGCGCCACCAGGAAGCTCTTGTGTAGCGTGTTATTATAAATTTATCGCAATCATCCAGCGTAAACGGATGGACAAATAACATGACAGATAATCACTCAACCGATAACGCCGAGTCGGAACCAAGTTCGGTGGCAGCAAATATATCAGTGTCCGAGTTAGCCGCTCGACGCTTAGGTGGTTCTCCAGAGGCAGCCCCAGAGGAAGTCTCCTCGGAGGAAGTTTCCCCCGAAGAACCATCAGTTGAATCAGAGGAAGAAGTTGAAGAAGTTGTTGAAGACGTAGATGAGAGTTCTGCGGAAGAGACAGAAGAATCAGAATCCTCCGAAGATGTTCTTTCACAGATTGACCTTGACGAAATGTCCGAAGCGGACTTACGCGAACTAGGCAAAAAACTAGGAAGCAAAGCTGTCGAACGCTTTGGTAAACTCACTGCACAGCGTAAAGCTGCTGAAGAGGAGTTAGCCAAACTACGAGCCAGCCTAGCAGAAGCTGACAATGACCCACTGAAAGGGACGCAAGAGGTAAAGAATAACCCATATGGAAACATTGATTCCTTGGAAGGTATTCAAGCCAAAGCGGACGAAGTAAATGGTATCATTGAATGGGCTGAAGATGTCCTGTTTAATGCTGACGGGTATGGCCCAGAAGATGTCGTCACGGAAGTGGAAGGTCAGGAACTAACCAAGGCAGACGTGCGCAAGAGCTTGCTCAATGCGCGTAAGAGCCGCGACAAGTTCCTCCCTGCACAACTCAAGACCCTTCAATCCAAGCAACAAGGTAAGCAACTTAAGGAAGCTTTTACTGCAAAAGCAACCGAGGAACTTAGCTGGATGCAAGGAGAAGACAATGACACTCGTAAGCAATACGAGGCTATGATAGGAGACCCACGCTTCTCTAAACTAGAAGAAGCCCTGCCGCCAGATTTGTCGGCACAACTCCCTTACATCATGGCTCACGCCGCTAACAGTATCTATGGTCGTAGAGAAATCAAAGAGCCAGCCAAGAGCGCACGTCTTAATCCTCCCAAGCAACCTACGGGTGCTGGAGCACAAGCCGAGCGTAAGGCTAGTCCACAGGTCAAGAAGTTAAAAGACATCAGGCAACGATTCAGCGCATCAGGCAACAAGAGTGATTTCGTAACTCTCAGAACCTTACAAATGCAAAATCGATAACCCAATAATACAATGGCATTCTCAAATACATATGATACCACTAATCCGGGTTCGGCTGTTTCTAATCGTGAGGACTTGACAGATGTTTTGTCCATCCTCGCTCCCGAAGAAACTCCGATCCTTTCCTCGCTAAACAAGCAAAAAGCCAACGCAACTTTTGTTGAGTGGACTGTTGACAGCCTTTCTGATCCTGTAACTGCAGGTATCCGCGAAGCTGCTGACGTCGGCACATTCACCGACAAGTTTGCTGGTCGTGCTCGTCTTGGCAACTACGTTCAAAAGTTCCGCCGCGACTTCCAAGTTTCTGACTTGCAAGAAGCGGTTGACAGCGTTGGCCCTGCTAAGATTGCACAAGCCGAAGCTAAGAGCATCCGTGAACTCAAGCGCGACATCGAAGCAACTCTTGCGTCTGCTAATGATCGTGCAGTAGAAAACGGCACAGACACTGCCTACGCTCTGCGTGGTCTTGGTGACTGGCTTGACTCTGCTGGTCCTTCGGATGTCCCTGCTGCTTTCCGCACTCCTGCTGCAAGCATCTACACGGCTACTGAAGCTGGAACAACTGAGTTCGGTGAAGAAGCCCTCAACGGCATCATCGCAAGCATCTTTGAGCAAACTGGTTCTACCAATAACCTCATGCTGATTGCTGACACTGGTCTTCGTCGCGTAATCTCTGACTTCGCTCGCACCTCTGGTTCCAGCGACAACAGCGTTCGTAACGTCAACTACGATGGCGGTTCGGGTCAAATCACCCTTCGCGTAGACATGTATGAGTCCGATCAAGGAATGGTTTCCATCGTGAACGGTAACCCATCCTGCATGCCTAACTTCGGTGGCAACACAAGCAACTCCAGCGGTTACCTTATTAACCCTGAGTATGCTGGCATCCACGAACTCATCGCCCTTGGTAGCACACGTCTGCCTAACCTTGGTGGTGGTGAGCGCGGTTATGTTGATTGCGCCCTTACGCTTGGTGTTTATCACCCACAAGCGCACGGTCTCATCCAAGACGTAACCTGAGTTAATTGATCTGGTTGGGGGGAGTCGTATAGTGCGGCTCCTCCCCAACCTTTCTTTTATGGAAATTATTACAAAGCTACCACGATACTCGGACGGAGAGATTGACCGAGCATTTATGAAAGAGATTCAAACTGGCTTCAAGATGGAACGGGAGCAGGAGAAGGATCGAATCAAAGCAGTTTCGAAAGAAGCTAAACAATTTCGGGGTAAAGAACACCCCACCCTTGGCCGCCCAGTGGCTAGTATGCCAGCTCGTGACTTCTTCCGTTTGACACAGAAATACGGACACAAGGAAGTTCACAGCAAAGAATTTATCAAATACTTCCAAAAGAAAATGCCTGAACTGGCTCCAAATAAAATTTAATGCAAGAACGCACATACAGTGATTTGTTAACCCTGATACGCTCTCTTGCTGGAGCTGGAACCTTTACATCAGAAGAACAAACATCAATCCTAAGCTTCGTAAACCGTAGGGCAAGCGAAGCGTATAACATGAGCCAGAGCTGGCCGCGTTACTTAGTGGTTGGAGAAGAGCGCACAATTAGCTCCAGCCCAGCTTCCACAATTCCCTATGCTGAGGCAGGGAAGAATACAATATATGAGTTTGTTCGCATTCACAGAACTCAGCCATTCCTTCGCCAGTCTGCATTGGAGTTTGACTTCTACGTAGACAGCAATGGCGCACACATCCTCAACCTAACT